AACATAAGGAGAATAATATGCCTGAACTAGCAGAAATGGAAACACCAAAGACTGCAGGATTCGTTGATCGTGGATACAATAACGCAAAGCGTAAACAACGAATGGAAGAAGAAGCTAAGGAGATTGAAAGACTTGAAGCTGAAGCAAGGGGAGAAACCCCAGTAGATGCAGAAGAAGTTGAAGAAGCTACTCAAGAAGCAGAGACCAATACAGAAGCTAAAGAAGAAACGTTATCTGCAGAAGAAAAGTCTTTTAAGAAACGCTATGGCGACCTAAGACGCCACATGCAGCAAAAAGAAAAAGAGTGGGACGAAAAGTTAGAGAGCCTACAATCTTCTAAAGCAAGTGTTGTTCCACCTAAGTCTGATGAAGATATTGAACAGTGGGCAGAAAAATATCCTGATGTAGCTGGTATAGTAGAAACTATTGCTACTAAAAAAGCACAGGAGATGTTTGATAAGGCTGATACTCGATTAAAAGAACTTAGTGATGCTCAATCAGAAACCCAACGAATTAAAGCTGAAAATAAAATTCGTGAATCTCATTCAGACTTTGACAAGTTACGTGAAGCAGATGACTTTCATAATTGGGCAGATGAACAACCTAAGTGGGTTAAGGATGCACTATATGAAAATGCAGATGATCCAGCCTCAGTAGTACGTGTTATTGATCTTTATAAGATAGATAAAGGTTTAACCCTTAAAGATAAGAAAGCAAATAAAAAAGCAGCAGCTTCAACAGTTACTAAACGTAGTAAAACTCAAGTAGATGTAGCTGATGCTAATGAAATGATTCGAGAGTCAGAAGTTGCTAAAATGACTGACAAAGAATTTGAAGAGCGTGCAGACGAAATTAACAAAGCAATGCGCAGCGGTAAATTTGTCTATGACGTGTCTGGTAATGCCAGATAAACTATTGACAAATAAAAAATCAATAGTATAACTAGGGAGTATGAAACAAAAGCCTCTTATGACTACCTTTTGTTTCAACTCAATTTCCAATAAAGTCTAAACTATAAAGAACGACCTGTTCAAGTATAGGCCCGTAGAACTAACGGTTGGCCGACTGTTAATCTTACGCACCCTAGAAAACGATCAGCCTCTTATTGGTATTAGCTTTTAAATAAGCCAACTATCAGGAGGATTTATTATGGCTTTTTCAACAGCAGGAGGATACGGTAACTTACCTAACGGTAACTTTAGTTCCGTAATCTATTCCAAAAAAGTACAGCTTGCTTTCCGTAAAGCAACTGTATGTGGTGACATCACCAACTCTGATTATTTTGGGGAGATTGCTGCCCAAGGTGATACAGTTAAAATTATTAAAGAACCTGAGATTTCCGTAAGCTCATACGCTCGTGGTACAAACATCTCAGCACAAGATCTTGACGATGAAGATTTCTCATTGGTTGTAGACAAAGCTAACTACTTTGCTTTTAAAATTGATGACATCGAAGAAGCTCACTCACATGTGAACTTCATGGATCTTGCAACTAACCGTGCAGCTTATCGTTTGGCTGATCAGCATGACCAAGAAGTTCTTGGCTATCTTGCTGGTTACAAGCAATCAGCTTTGCATACAGATGCCGATACTGTCAATGACCAAGTAAACGGTACTAAAGCAGTAGCCACTGCTGGCTCAGATGAATTGCTTGCAAGCATGAAACTGAACAAAGGTGACTTTGGTAACATTACAACGACTTCTGCTGGTGATCACTCGATTCCAGTTGCAGCACGTTTGCCTGGTGCCACTGCTCTTCCAACTGCTACAGCTTCACCAGCAATGGTTGTAGCTCGTATGGCTCGGCTCTTGGATCAACAACAAGTTGATACTCAAGGACGGTGGCTTGTAGTTGATCCAGTATTTATGGAAGTACTTCGTGATGAGGATTCACGCCTCTTCAATGCAGACTTTGGTGAATCAGGTGGACTACGTAATGGTCTTGTCTTGAATAACTTCCACGGTTTCCGTGTATATACTTCGAGCAACTTGCCATCAGTTGGTACTGGTTCAGGTACAACAGGTACTGCAAACCAAAACACTAACTACGGTGCTATCGTAGCTGGTCATGATTCTGCTGTCGCAACTGCGGAGCAAATCAACAAAACTGAAACATATCGTGATCCTGACAGCTTTGCTGACATTGTTCGTGGTATGCACCTATATGGTAGGAAGATTCTTCGTCCAGAAGCAATCGTTACTGCCAAGTATAACTTAGCATAAGGGAGCATAGAAAATGGCTTTACAATCTCCAGTTCGTATTGAGACTGCCGTGATTGCTCACGGTGATTTGACTACAAGTTCAACTCACGACATCGGTACAGTACCAAACAATTGTGTGGTTCTTGCTGCTGGTGCTGAGTGTACTGCTGCTGCTACCATTGGTGGTGCTAATGCAGTAAGCTTTGGTGTAACAGGCGGTGACGTTGACATGCTTGGTACTGCTGATATTAATGGTGCTAAAACTTTAGCTGCCACTACTACCACAGTAAACGGCATTACAAATGTCACAACTTCTGACACGACCATTACTGCATTACTTGCAGGTTCAAATGCTCCTTCAGCAGGATCATTTCAGTTCTTTGTAGTATATGCCCCAATGGGTGCTACAGGTGCTGCTGCAGAAGTAGATCGTGATCTGCTTGCATAAGTAACTTTAGGGGCTGCTTTCGAGTGGCCCCTATAAAACATCTAAATGATACTAAAATCTAAAAATAAAGTTGATGGTTGGTCTACTAGAGTATTTAATTTAAACGAAGTATACTCAGAGATGGATGAGGCTGCACTACTAGATAGAAAGTTTTTAGCAGCTATTAAAAAATCTATAGACGATAATGGGATGCTTTGGCCCCCGATAGTTTGGAGTCAAGATACATTTTTAACTTACTATGAAGAACAACCACGAAGACAAGACCCTAATAAAGCAGTAGAAACAGATTTAAAATATCGTTGTGCTATAGGGAATAACAGATTTAATTATGCCAAAGAGAATGGTTACTCTAAAATAGAGTGTATATACGTTCCTAGATGGCAAGACAAAGATACGGCATTAAAAATTACACAGATGGAATATTGTGTAGACTTCTAAGAGGAACCTAATCATGGCTATTACAACTGCAATGTGCAATACATTCAAAACAGAGTTACTTGGTGGTACCCATGATTTGGATACTGACAGTATTAAATTAGCTTTAATTAAAGCATCACCGTCTGGTACGTATAATGCCAGTACAACTAATTACTCAGATGTTACAGGTAATTCTGATGAAGCATCTGGAACAAACTATAGTGCAGGTGGTCAAGTATTAGACTCTGCAACAATTAGTTTATCTGGCTCTACAGCTATTGTAGATTTTGCAGATGAAGTATTTGCCAATGTAACTGTATCAGCAGATGGATGTATTATTTATAACGCTGGTCAATCAAATAAAGCTATTGCTGTAATTGATTTTGGAGGAACAGTTAGTGCTACTGCAGGTGATCTTACTATTGAGTTCCCTGCTGCAGATGCTTCTAATGCAGTTATCCGCATAGCCTAATGGCTGTTGTAGCAGCTTCAGCACGATTTGGTACAGGTAGATATGGCGTATCTGCTTACGGTGCTGAAGACATATCCAGAACACTTACTGGAGTATCTGCTACAGGTAGTGTAAATACAGTAGAAGAAAAACCTACTGAAGTTCTTAATAGTGTAAGTGCAATTGGTGCAATAGGTACAGTTAATGCATTTATAAAAATTACACTTACCGGAGTGTCTGCTACAAGTTCTATTGGAACATTATCTCCAAATATAACAGAAGATATTACAGGTGTAGCAGCAACAGGAACTATTGAGTCTGTATCTGCTGGTGGTTTTGAAATTGACATCACAGAACGTATTACTGTAGGTGTAAGTGCTACAAGTGCTATTGGTACTGTAGAACCACAAGTAGACGAAAACTTAAATAGTGTTTCCGCTACAGGTACAGTAGCAGCTATTATACCTCATGCAGATTCGTTAATAGTTCTTACAGGTGTATCTGCTACAAGTACAGTAAATGAGTTAGAGGAAAAACCTACTGAAGTACTTGATAGTGTGAGTGCAACAGGTTCTGTACAAGCATTAGCACAAGTTAAAGTAAGTGAAGCTTTGGCATCTGCACCAGCTACAGGTACAATAGGTGCTGTTACTACAACTGCAGTAGTATTTGACTTCCAAGCTGTAAGAGAGCAGTACAGTCGTAGACGCACAGTATATATAGCAGAGGCAGCATAATGTCTACTTCAGCATCCAGAACTGTACGTATACCCGATGAGAATAGATTGGTATTTGTTTCTGCCTTTGACACAAACAGGACAGTAAGAATACCACAAGAGAATAGAATAGTTTTTGTAGAACGACAAGCAACATCTGCAGAACGAACTGTATACGCAACTGAGGATTAAACATGAGTTTTCGTTGGCCCAATAAAGACCCTGATGAACAACTAGATTACAGTGTAGATTGGTCACGTTTTCTTGGTAGTGCTACTATTAGTACTGTTACATGGTCTGTAAAGAGTACAGCTTATAGTACTAAAACTACACTAGGTGCAGGACAAACACTTACTGTTGCTTCAGGTTCTGCAACTACTGATGATATACAGAATGTATCACAAACAAATACAACTACCGTTGCTACAATTAATATTGGTGGCGGTACAAATAACATTGAATATACTTTTTTCTGTAACATGATTGACAGCACAGGTAGCCAAGCAGAACGCAGTATTAAGTTACGGGTAAAGGAACGTTAAATGGCTTATGATTATCTTGGTCTAGTAAATGACGTAAACCGTAGACTTAATGAGGTAGAGCTTACATCAGGTAACTTTGCTGCTGCTACGGGTGAGTATAGTATGATTAAAGATGCAGTAAACTCTGCTATTCGTTATATCAATCAACACGAATATGAATGGCCTTTTAATCATGTAGAAGCAGAAGAAACACTAACTGCAGGTACAATACGTTATGCTTACCCTGCAGATGCTAAGACACTTGATATGGATAGTTTCCGTATTAAACGTAATACTACTTTTAACAACTCCACTAAAAGACTTCGTTTAATTTCTTACGAAGAGTATTTAGATAAGTATGTAGACTATGAGTATGATACAAGTACAAGTATTAGAACTTTACCAGAGTATGTATTTAGAACTCCTAACCAAGAGTTTGGACTTGTAGCTCCCCCAGACAATGCCTACGAATTAGTTTATGAGTACTATAGATTACCTGTAGATCTTATTAATGCTACAGACGTACCATCAATACCAGAACAATTTAGATACATGATTACTAATGGTGCAATGCACTTTGCTTACATGTTTAGGGGTGAAGGTCAAGAAGCTGCAATGATTCAACAACGCTTTGATGATGAGATTAAACAACTACGTAGCCTTTACATTAACCGTTATGACTACTTGAGAT